TGGTTGTTGATAGTGCTAAAGCTTTCAAATTCATCGTAGATGATATTGAAACAAATATGTCACATGTCAACTTTAAAGAAGTTGCTTCAAGCTCTGCTGCATATGCTCTTAAAGATTCATATGACGCTGCTGTTTTAGCAACTATGTTCTCAGGAGTTTCAAGTTCATCACCAGACCACGTGTTAGGTGCTGACAATGCTACAGACTTAGGTGCTGGAGTATATGATGGAACTGGTAATATAGATTTAGGACAAACTAGTGAAACTGACCCTCTAGACCTTTTGGCTAGAATGGCAAGATTATTAGACGAACAAAACGTACCTGAAGAAGGTAGATGGTTTGTTGCTGGTCCTGATTTCTATGAAGTACTAAGTCAAACATCTTCTAAATTGCTTTCTGTCGACTATAATGGTGGACAAGGTTCAATTAGAAATGGACTAGTTTCTAGTGGAAAACTACGTGGATTTGATATGTATAAATCAAACAATATTGCTGCAACATCTAATGCTGCTGGTAAATGTTTAGGTGGACACATGTCATCTACTGCAACTGCTAATACTATTCTTTCAACTGAAGTGTTGAGAGACCCAACATCGTTTGGTGACATAGTTAGAGGCTTACATGTCTACGGTGCGAAAGTACTTAGAGATGAAGCTTTAGTAAGTGCATTCTACGGCATTGACTAACGTCAACTCGGAGGGGTCTTAACTGACCTCTCCACTTTTTTTATAGGAATAATAAATGGCTACAACATATTTAGATTTAAGTAACGAAGTATTAAGAGAATTAAATGAAGTTGTTTTAACTTCTGGTAATTTTGCAAGTGCTACAGGTATTCAATCATTTGTCAAAGATGCAATTAATAAATCTATATTTGATATAGCTAACGAAGAACCACAACTACCTTTTTTCTCAGCAGGAGTTAGTGGAGGAACGGACCCTTTCTATGGGAACGTAACTGTCGCAACGGTGGCAGGAACTAGATGGTATACGCTTAAAGCAGATAGCTCTAGTATAACAACTGATTACGCATCAGTAGACTGGGATGATTTTTATTTAACAACAATAAACGTAAGTGGAGAAACAACTCCTTACGTTTCTAAAGGTTTAAAATTTTTAACATTATCTGACTGGAAACAATATTACAGAGATGGTGAAAATGCAGATGATGCAGAAGGTTCAGATGCAAGTCATGGTGAGCCTAGATATGTTATTAAAAGTCCAGACCATAGAAAGTTTGGATTAAGTCCTATACCTGATAAAGTTTATAACGTACATTTTTATGCGTTCACTAAACCAACAGCTTTATCAGCTTATGACGATACTATTGTTATGCCAGAACAGTATAGCAATGTTATAACAGCACGTACAAGATATTATGTACACCAATTTAAAGAAAATGTTCAACAATCAGCTTTTGCTCTTGATGAATATAAAAAGAATATGAGAGTTATGAAATCTAATTTAATTAATCCTAGCCCTACATATATGTCAGACGACAGGACTTATTTCTAAATGGCAGGTTCACAACCCTTTTCAGTACCGCTTGGAGGTGGACTTAATAAGTCTACAAACTCTTTAGCGTTATTACAAACACCCGGAGTTGCTACTAAGTTAAAAAACTTTGAGGTTGCAACAGAAGGTGGGTATAGAAGAATAAATGGATATAGTTTATTTGGAGATACTTTGCCTAATTCTACTAATGATGTAGAAGGTTTACTTGTATACGCAGATGGTGTAATATCTGTAGTAGGTAACGATATCTTTTTTAGTAAAGATGGAGAAGATGCTTGGTTACAATTAAACAAAGATAGTGTTTCAGGAAGTGGAGATAACTATTCTACATTTGGTGGTAGAAGTGAACTATCTTTAACAGGTGTAGACCAATGTGAGTTCGCAGTTTTTGAAGGTACAACTGATTATGGTGAAGTAGTTATAACAGATAAGAGTGGTAATAACAAACCATTTTTATTTAAAATGACTGGAACTTCTTCTGATATAACTACTAGAACATATTTTGCAAGTCAAATAACTATTGATGGAACTACTAAAGCTAAGTTTTGTACAATACATGACCAGCATTTAGTAGTAGCTGGAGACCCTAGTACACCTAATACTATTTATTATAGTGGTACTAATGATATAGATAGTTTCAGTAGCACAGGTTCAGGAAGTATAACATTAGAAGATAAGGTAGTAGGATTAAAAAGTTTCCGTAATGAATTATTTATATTTTGTCAAAACTCAATATTTAAATTACAGAACATAAATAACTCTAGTACTATAGCTGTAGTACCTGTTACTAAAAACGTAGGTTGTTTAGATGGTCAAACAATTCAAGAGATTGCTGGTGACTTAATATTCTTAGCACCCGATGGTTTTAGAACAGTTGCTGGTACAGCGAGAATTGGTGACGTTGAGTTAGGAACTATTAGTAAACAGATACAGCCTTTAATAAATAAAATTGCTGCAGCTGCTAATACTTTACAATTTAGTAGTGTTGTATTAAGAGATAAATCACAGTATAGAATGTTTTATAGTTCTAGCAGTGATACTACATCAACATCAAAAGGTATTATAGGAACATTAAGACCACAAGGATTTGAATGGTCAGAAACATTAGGAATACAAGCTCCTGCAATTACATCAGGATTTGATAGTTCAGGATTAGAAAAAGTATTTCATGGTGATAGAGATGGGAAAATATTTAATCACGATACTGGTAACAGTTTTAATACTGCTAACATATTAGCTGAGTATCAATCACCAGATTATGATTACGGAGATTTAGGAACTTTAAAAACTTTAGACTACGCTAAATTTTCATTTACTCCAGAAGGAGACTGTCAACCTACTTTAAGATATAAGTTTGATTATGATAGTAATACAACTCCACAACCAGTAGATATAGTTTTAGATTCTATCCCAGAACCAGCTATATTTGGTAGTGCTACATTTAATAGTGCTAAGTTTGGAGCAGCAGAGGTGCCTTTAGTTAGGCAAACTTTAACAGGAAGCGGACACAGTAATTTCTTTAGAATTTTTAGTGAAGATACTAACGCACCATACACAATTAATGGTATCTATATAAATTATAGACCATCAGGAAGACAATAGAGGAGATATAAATAAATGGCTACTTACGTAAGACAAAGTTCATTCAGCGATGGTGATACAATCACAGCAGCACTATTTAATAATGAATTTAACCAATTAGTAAATGCTTTCAGTGTTACTGGAGGACATACCCATGATGGTTCAACAACCGGTGATGGTGGACCAATTTCAAACTTATTTAGTAATGCTTTAGTATTTGGTACTAATACCAATAACGACATTGCTATAACATTCAATGCTACATCAAACGATGGTGTTTTAACATGGATGGAAGATGAGGATTATTTTAAATTCTCAGATGACCTATTAATAGACTCAACAGAAAAAGTACAATTTAGAGATACAGGATTATATATTTATTCTAGTACTGATGGACAACTTGATATAGTAGCCGATACAGAAGTTCAAATAGCAGCAACTACAATAGACATGAATGGTGCTGCAGATATCTCAGGTAATTTAGCAGTTGGTGGAAACTTAACAGTTACAGGTACTGCTACTATAAATGGTAATCTTACATTTGGTGATGCAGCTTCAGATACAGTAGCCTTTGGTGCTGATATTGATTCTCACATGATTCCAGATGATGATAATACTTATGATTTAGGTAGCTCTTCACAAGAATGGAAAGATTTATATATTGATGGAGTAGCTTATGTAGACTCTATAAACTTTAACGGTACTGCAATAACTGCAACAGCTGCAGAACTTAACATCATGGATGGTGTTACATCAACAGCTGCTGAACTAAACATACTTGATGGTGTAACTTCGACAGCTGCAGAGCTTAATATTCTTGATGGAGTAACATCAACAGCTGCAGAACTAAACATTTTAGACGGTGTGACATCAACAGCTGCAGAGCTTAATATCCTTGACGGAGTAACAAGTACTGCTGCAGAGCTTAATATCCTTGATGGAGTTACAGCTACAGCAACAGAATTAAATCTTATAGATGGTGTAACAGCTACAACAGATGAGTTAAATATTTTAGATGGAGTTACTTCTACAGCTGCAGAATTAAATATCCTTGACGGTGTTACAAGCACAGCAGCAGAGTTAAACATCCTTGATGGTGTTACAGCTAGTGCAGCAGACATTAATCTTATAGATGGAATAACAAACGGAACAGTAATAGCAAGTAAAGCTATTATAACAGATTCAAACAAAGACATTACTGGTGGTAGAAACATAACCATTAGCGGTGAGTTAGATGCAGCTACACTAGATATTAGTGGTGATGCAGACATAGATGGAACATTAGAAGCCGATGCAATTACTATTGGTGGTGTTACATTAGCAGAAACAATTAGTGATACTGTAGGTGCTATGGTAACA